GATAACTATGAGTCATACCTTACCCGCATTTATGAAAACAGTAGTTGGTTGCAGAGTGGGTATACGTTAGAAGAGTTTTTGACAGGTCCTGCAAATAAACCTTACAAAAAGCACTACGACGCCTATAACCGCTACAAAAAAGGCACTGAAGAATTTATCGTGGACCCTGTGCATTTTTACCTTATGAACCCGAAGCAAATGAAGGCAACTCTTCCAGAGACCTTTAAGTTCCTACGCGATGTGTTCAACAAAAGCTCAATGCCAATTGAGATGCATGCTAATCCTATGATGACAGTGATTGCACTGTTACTCGCAGGCTTCGGCAAAGCATTGTCTGGAGAAGAAGAGGAAGAGCGCCCCCAGGGTGTTTTGACACCTCAGCCAGCATTGCTGACAACCTAAAGGAAACCCCAATGAAAGTGAGAGCAAATGACCTGGTGGATGCTATTCGCCAGGTGGAGTTTATTAAGTCGTCAAAAGTTTTAAGTCCCGAGCAAAAACAAGTGTTTTACCGAGAGTTGGAGACCAACTTACCGTTAGACATTTTCTGTAGTTCATTCCCAGGAATGCGTCAGGTTGCCAAAGACATTTTGAAACAGGAGATAAAAGATGACAGACCTAACCCCACCAAAGAAACGAGCCCAGCGAAAAAAAGCACCCCCAAAGCCAAAAACCCACCCAAAAAAAGCAACGCCCGCTAAAAACCACTACTTTAGTAATCTAATGAAAACGCCAGAAGGTAGAGCGTTGAGAAAAGAGTGGTCCACCAAAAAGCGAAAGAATGGTGGCCGTCCCCAGGGCGTTCCTGACGGGCACACTGCAGAGACTATTGCCCCTGTACGTGCCCAGGCTAAAAAAGACGCAGAGAAGGTAGTCAAAATTATGAGCGAGAAATACAACATTGAAGACGAGTATCAAAAGGAAGCTTTGCAGACTGCTGTCGAGGTAATGCGAATCGATGGCCAGACTCGAGAAAGACTTGCGGCTGCCAGGTTGGTCCTGGACTTCACGAAAAGCAAACCCGCATCAAAGTCAGATGTGTCTATCAGCCATGCTGAAGATTTCCTGGCATCCTTGTTAACGGATGAAGAGAGCACCGATGAACAAGCAGCTGAAACAAGTACGGAAGAAGCTACTCAATAACTTTAACTTCTACTCCAAGTCTGCCTTAAAAATAAGAACTAAAGAAGGCAAGATAAATCCGCTAAAACTTAATAACTCGCAGCAAATCTTGGACAAAGCCGTCACCGAACAAATGGCGACTGAGGGCAAGGTGCGTGTGATTATTCTGAAGGCCAGGCAGCAGGGCCTAAGCACTTACACTGGCGGCTATCTGTATTTCTCAGTGAGCCAGCGCCCAGCCTGTAAAGCTATGGTGATTACCCACCACGCTGACTCTACCAGGGCACTCTTCGACATGACGAAGAGATTCCATGAGCACTGCCCTGACATCCTGAAGCCTCACACCAAGTACTCAAGCCGACGGGAGATTTCATTCGATGTCCTGGACAGTTCCTTTGTGGTTGCAACGGCTGGTGGCGAGAGTATCGGACGGGGCGAGACACTTACCCATGTACACGCGTCCGAGCTGGCATTCTGGCAGAAGTCTACAGCCCTGGACAACTGGAATGGGCTTACGCAGGCAGTCCCAAATACACCAGGCACAGCTATATTTGTCGAGAGTACTGCAAACGGTGTCAATGGTATTTTCTATGACCTGTGGCGTGGTGCTGTCAATGGCACTAATGGTTATGTGCCTGTATTTATTCCTTGGTTTGCTGGGGTTGAGTATCGTGAAGCTGTGCCAGAGTCTTTTGAAAGAACACCCGACGAAGAGGACCTGGCAGAGCAGTATGACCTGGACGATGAACAGCTTATGTTCCGTCGTAAGAAAATTGCACAGAACGGTATTGACCTGTTTCGCCAGGAGTACCCCAGTGAGCCCGACGAAGCGTTCCTGACAACAGGTCGTCCAGTCTTCAACCCCGAGCAACTATCAGACACCTTGAAAAATACTCGGGACCTCGAAAGCCGCCTGGCACTCGAGGGCGAAGAGTTCACAAATAATGCTCGAGGCGAACTGTTTACCTGGCGCCCACATGTGCCTGGCGAACAGTATGTCATCGGAGCTGATGTCGCTATGGGTGTCCGTGGGGGTGACTACAGTGTTGCCCAGGTACTCGATAGCAAGAAGCGCCAGGTAGCAACCTGGAGAGGCCAAGCCCACCCAGATTACTTTGCCCAGGTACTTTATAAACTAGGCGAGTACTACAACGAAGCTTACATATGTGTCGAGAATAACTCGCACGGTATTTTGACTTGTACACGCCTGGGTAAAGACATGGCGTATCCAAACTTTTACACGGAGGTTCAGCACGACAAAGTGACTGACCGTGAAACTGTAAAACTAGGTTTTTCCACCACATCAAAAACTAAGCCCCTCATCATTGACCAGCTTCGAGCTGCGATGCGTGAGAACGAAATAGAGCTAAATGACAAGGTCACTATCAGAGAGATGATGACGTACATCGTCACAGAATCTGGAGCAATGCAAGCCGAGTCAGGCTGCTTCGATGACTGTGTGATGTCTCTGGCCCTGGCCAACTATGTTCACCAGGGAGCCTGGGAACCAATAGATAGCACTGACGACTTTTATATAGAGATGGTATGACATGGCAAAAAAGGACTACAAGAAACTAAGTGACAACAGCATCGTCACGCTAGTTGACCAGCAAGTTGGCAACTCAGTTGGATATGCTGATTCAGAGCTAAGCACTGAACGCGCCAAGATTATCGACTACTACAACGGTACTCTGCCTAAGCCCGCGCATGACGGCAACTCTAAGTATGTATCTTTAGATGTATATGATGCAGTTGAAAGCCTTAAAGCAGCTCTACTTGAAACTTTTAGTGCTGGCACCCGTACCGTAAAGTTTGCCCCACAAAACGAAGATGATGTCGAACTGGCCAGGATGTGTACCGAGTACACCGATTATGTTGTCCACCGTCAGAACGACATGTTTAACGTCATGTCGACAGCCATCCATGATGCGCTGATAGCCAGGGCAGGTGTCGTCAAAGTCTTTTGGGAAAACAGTACAGAGACCGATTACGAAGAGTTCGAGGACATCACCGAGACTGAGCTAGACATGCTGCTGGCCCAGGATAACGTGGAGCTAGTCGAAAGTACTACAGATGACATTGGTCTTACCTCGGGCACTATTGGTATCGAGAGAGACACTAGCCAGGTAGTTATTGAGAATGTTGCTCCAGAAGAGTTCCTGATTGAGAGCCAAGCTAAAAGCCTAGAGGATGTTACTTTCTGTGCCCACCGCACTAAGAAGACATTGTCGGAGCTACGCCTGGAAGGATACTCAGAGAAACTTATCGACAAGATTGGCGACCATACTGATGTTGACTTTGAGACTGACCCCGAGGTCCTGGCACGATTTGACAACATCGGTAACTTCAGGAACGGCAGCAGCGACCACCAGGACCAGGTACGTAGTGTCATGGTGTATGAGGCATATATCCTACTTGATGTTGAAGGCACGGGTATTGCTGAGCTGTACAAAGTCATAAAAGCAGGCAACGTGCTGCTGGAAAAAGAGAAGGTTAACCGAAAGCCCTTTGTTACTTTTGTACCGCTGCCGACACCTCACTCGTTCTATGGTAATAACTTTGCCGACAAGGTTGTAGCAACTCAGAATGCCCGCACCGTGTTGACCAGGTCTATCCTGGACCACGCAATGATTACTAACAATCCCCGCTACACAGTAGTCAAGGGTGGCCTTAGCAATCCTCGAGAGCTTATCGATAATCGCCTGGGCGGCATTGTTAACACGACACGCCCAGATGCCATTAGCCCAATGCTCCAGGCACCTCTCAACCCCTTCATTTTCCAGACAATCAAAATGCTGGATGAGGACATGGAAGACACGACTGGTGTCAGCAAGATGAGCCAGGGCCTCAACAAAGATGCTATCTCCAAGCAAAACTCAGCCGCTATGGTTGAGCAGCTGGCCACCATGTCTCAGCAGCGTCAGAAGATTATTGCCAGGAACTTTGCTTCGCAGTTTATGAAGCCACTGTTCCACATGGTTTATAACCTGGTCTGTGAGAATGAAATGCAGGAGAAGATGGTTGAGCTAAGCGGTAGTTATGTTGTGTGTGACCCGCGTAAGTGGAAAGAAAAGCGTGATGTCCAGATTGAGTTGCACCTGGGATACGGAGAGCAAGAGAAAGAAGCTACTAAGTATCTCAACATGCACACATTACTTACCAATGACCCAAACCTAGCTGCGATGTATCAACAGCCAAATCAATATGAGCTGGCCAAGAAAATCATGGAGCTCTCAGGCGTTAAAGAAGTCAGCAACTACCTGACCAATCCTGAGAACATCGAGCCTCCACAGCCAGACCCTGCTGCAGAGATGCAAATGCAGATGGCTCAGAAGCAATTGGAGCTACAGGAACGTCAGACTGCTATAGCCGAGATGAAGGCCCAGGTCGACTCACAGATTAGTCAGATGAAGATTGAGCTGGAGAAAGCCAAGGTCGAGAACCAACACGCTATACAGAGTGACAGCCTTGACCTCAAAGAAGAGCAGCTACGACACAAGAAACTCATTGATTCTGCCGAGCTTGTGCTTGCACAGCAGGCTGATGAGATTACCGCCATTGCTTCCCCCAATGGTTAACTTAGTCTTTTGAAGGAGAGACGTATGACGCAAGAAGAACAAATGATTCACTTAGGTAACGCCGCCGAAGAAACTTTAAAAAACGAAGCTTTCGTAGCTATCGTCAACCAGGTTATCAGCAATAGTTTTAATACTTTTGTCGGTACTGAGCCTGGCGATACTGACGCAAGGACAGCGGCTTATTACCAACACAAAGCCATCCGCGAGATTATTGACACAATGCAACAACATGTGTCTGTGCGTGATGAAATTAATGGACGAAATAAAGAAACACCAGAAGAGGAATAGACTATGTCCCTGGATAACGTCAATGAAAGTTCCAACCCTGTAGCAGCGGAATCTATCGATGATGCTGCAGAAGCAATTCTTGGAATGTGGGAGGACGCTGAAGAGCTATCCGAAGAAGACCAAGAGGCTGAGGCAGAAGCTACTGACGAGACTGAAGTAGCCGAAGCTGAAGAAGACGAGAATGAAGAAGACCTAGAATCCGATGAGGACGATGAGGACCCTGAAGATGAAGACACCGAAGAAGACGACGAAGAAACCAGCGAAGAAGACGAAGAGCAAGAAGTCCAAGTCCTCGATGAAGAAAGCCTGGTAGAAATTGTTGTCGACGGTGAAACCAAACAGGCATCCGTCAAAGACCTTAAAAGACTCTATGGTCAGGAAGCATCTCTCACCCGAAAGTCTCAAGAAATGGCATCACAGCGAAAGTTGGCAGATGACCAGATGCAAAAAGCCGATGCATCATTGCAAGCCATGCTGACCCGTGCCCAGGAACGATACAAGCCGTATTCAGAAGTTGACATGTTAGTTGCTAGTAAGCAAATGTCAGCCGATGACTTTACAGCTCTTCGTGCCGAAGCTCGCCAGGCAGAAGAAGACCTAAAGTTTCTTTCCGAAGAAGCCGACCAGTTCTATGGTTACGTTAAGCAGCAGCAGAGCGAGTCTTTGCAGCAGCAAGCGAAGGAATGCATAAAGGTTCTCCAGCAGGATGTCCCTGACTGGTCCAACGACCTTTATAACGATATCCGTAGTTACGCTATTTCCCAGGGATTACCAGAAGACCAGGTTAATCAATATGCAGACCCTAATGTTATCAAGTTACTTAACAAGGCCCGCATGTTCGACCAAACCAAGAAGGTAGCCACTGTGAAAAAAGCTAAGGCAGCGAAGAAAGTTCTTAGGTCTAAGAAAGCCCCACCAAACAGTGCTGAACTCAAGAAACAGAATCAGCAACGTAAGGTGGATAAGCTCAGGGCTAATGCTAATGACCTCGACAATATTGCAGATGTGATTATGTCTAACTGGCAGTGACGCCAAGTTTTTTATCCCCTAATATTCCATAAGGAAATCTAAATATGTCTACATTAGTATCGTATGCCACGGTTGGCCTGGCTGAGGATGTATCTCAGACTATTGCCAATATCTCCCCAACCTCTACTCCTTTCCAGACTCTTGTAAAGAGCGAGAAAGTATCTGCTCGTACCTTTGAGTGGCTCGAAGATTCAATTCGTGCAGCGGGCGTCAATGCCCTGGTAGAAGGAGCTGACGCTTCAACTACTGCCATCGCTCAGCCAACTACCCGTAGCAACACCACTCAGATTATCGGTGAAGCTTTCAAGGTAGCTGCAACAGTTGACGCTGTGAAGACTCACGGTCGTGCGAAGGAAACTGCCTACGCTCTGGCTAAGACTCTGAAAGCCATCAAGCTTGACGTAGAAAAAGCCATGATTGGTGTCGACCAGGCTGCAGTAACTGGCAGCGCCTCAGCAGCACGTAAGATGGCTTCTGTGTCTCAGCAGATTTCTACAACTGTTGACGCAGGTTCCAACTCCACCGACGCACTGACTGAAGCTAAGCTGCTTGAGTTGCACCAGGATTGTTATGAGAACGGTAGTGACCCCTCTGTTCTGATGATTAAGCCTGCTGATGCAACTATCGTAGCTAACTTTGCTACAGCGTCTAGCCGTGAGCGTGACTTTGGTTCTTCGAAGACCCTGGTCAACGCGATTGAAGTACTGGTAACGCCTTAACTGAAGGGCCGCCTTGGAGTAATCCAGGGTTGTAACTAGGAGAATTGTCTGGGAACCCCTAACGTGTGACGACGAGGGCAATCAGCAGCCGAGCTCACTTTGTGAGAAGGTTCAACGACTAGAGAGAAATCTCGTAGGGCCAAGCGGTCCGAAGCACCTAGCCCCTCTTATATAGAGGGTGAAGATATAGTCTGGTCTGCATGGAAACATGTAGCAGTCCTCAAGGGAGGACGGGGTAGGGAATAGCGCACCTACTTGAACAAATACGTTTGGTGAAATCCGCACTTTGATTAACCGCAACCAGCTGAGCACTCACGCTTTCCTCATCGACCCCTCGATGTTTAAGCAGTGTGTTCTGCGTCCGTTCACTCGTACTTTGCTTGCTAAGAATGGCGACTCTGATACTCACTTCTGTGTGGGTGAAGTTTCCGTTAAGCACAGCAACTTTAGTGACAGCGGAATGATTACTGGTCTTTCTTGATTCAGTAGTTTGTAAGTAGTTTGCAGGTGGGGCCTGGTAAAGCAGGTTCCGCTCTCCTTACTGCCCGACCTGGGTCCCACCTGCATTTTATCTAAGGAGAAGAAACCAATGTCTGATTCAGACACTTTGCACACTGTGCAGTCGAATGTCCTACGCGACAACGACGAACATAATTTTAATATCCAGCAGACACAACATATTCCTCAGAGCTTCCTAGACAACATACGCAAACAGCGAGATGACTCACTGGGGCTTAACGAAGGTGAATATATGAGTGTTGCTCGGGTGCCTGTCCTGGTCCATGAGAAGTGGCTCCGGGAGGGGTTTGACATGATGAAAGAACCAGCCTATGCGATTGTCGCCAGGCTAAAACAAGAAAACCTGGATGCGTTTTTGACCACAAAGAAAAGGGTGTAGCGAATGGCTAAGTCTGGACTGTACAGCAATATCCAAAAGAAGAGGGCGCGTATCAAGGCTGGTAGCGGAGAGACCATGCGGACGCCAGGCACTAAAGGTGCTCCCACGGCCAAGGCATTTAAGAAATCAGCTAAAACTGCAAAGAGGAAATAGACAATGAATAAGGGCGAAATCAGGGCACACTTTAAAGCCCTTCTCAACCGCAGCGACATCACTGATGCCCTGGCCGATACTTTTATTGACCAGTCAATCAGTCGAATACAAAGGGCTCTAAGAATCCCTAGTATGGAAAAGTCTCACACATATAATATCTCTGGCTCCACAGGCTCGGTCCTGCTGCCAAATGATTTCTTAGAAGCCATTGACCTAAGCTCTGACAGCCACACACTTGAACGCCTGCCCATGCCTGAAATGCGAAACTTTAAGAAAACAGGGGAGGCTGGT